AGCTTGAGCTTGGGCATCAATCTCTGCGCCCGCTGCTTGTACGGATTCACGTAGCTTAGGATCACTCAAATCCGGTTTTTTTCTACCGAATATTCCTTTAGATAAAGTTTTTCCTAACAATAAATCATTTGGGTTTGGGGTGGTGTAAGTACTTTGTTCTTTATCCAATATCATCCCTTTCATCAAGTCAAAGTGAGCGCCTTGGTTAACACCTTTCTCACAAATAGTAACCTCAGCTAATTCCAGATTGTCAACCTGCATGATCTTGGTGCCATCTTCTTTGTGGATATCTTTACTCTCCGTAGCATTTCCTGCTATAGAGTAAGAACGCATTTTCCCGCTTTCTATTTGATCTTTAACTTTAGCTGCAATTCGGGTATCGTTGCGTAACTCAGTTATAAAGAACAAGCCTCTGGGGTCTACACCACTACGGAAGACTGACCCACCCTTTGTAATGTAGGCTGGTAATGCCCAACCCACCTGAACGTCAGAGTGCATGACCATGGTGTTCCGTGTACGGAAGTTAGCCATGTAATTTTTAAATGCTTTTGTAAGAGCGTTGGTTGTGATCAAGTGTCCCTCTCGATCAACCATCTCAACCGAAGCGGGTCCGCCTACAACGACAGGCATGCTGTCGTCTTCAATTCCTTCAGCAGCCTTAGCGTACTTTTGATTGTCTGGGTAAGCCCTAGCCAGTGTAAGAATCTCAGCAGGGGAAGCCAGTTTGACAGAGAACAGTCGCTTGTATTCAGCAAGTGCTTCGGAAATGTCGGACATTTGCGCCCTGCCAACCGTTGCTTTCTCTAAGAATAAAACTGAGTCTGCAAGTGCTGATTGCAACACTTCATGAGGAGTGTGGAATACTGTGTCCGTTCCTGTTTGAATAGCCATTATACAGTAAGCCCGCCCGCCCAAAGAGTTCCCATACTAGATATCATGGTTATCAAAATCCCTACTAAAAGATATATAATTCGATCTAACTTCTTCTCAACCGTACCAACTTCAACTTCCAGCACATCTACGTCGCCCTCAAGGAGAGGTACCCTACTGTCTAACGATAAATTAACACGTTGGGCTGCTCGTGATTGTATTTGTCTGGACATATATAAATTATACCTCTATATCAAATTTTTTATACAATTCTAATAGTAGCCACCCCCAACTGAGGGTGGCTACTTATTTATCTCTAGCTTACAGCACCTTTTACAACTGTATATGAAAGTACAAGAGCCTCGGATAGGGCCCCGCCACTTACATTTTGAAGTGTTATTTTAAAAGAACCAGCAGCAATGGTGTGGGCTTGGACGTTATATGACCCAAGAGTACCACCAGATTTATGGTTCAGTATTACATTGTCAGTAACTGCAACCGCAGAATTAGTAACTGTAAATGTAACTAGCGCATCATCCGCCAAAGCTGCGCCATGAGTGGTAACTGCGCCAGTCAACTTAGCCAATGTTACGGCAGTGGATTTACTGGTTCCCTGTGTTACAGCACCGCCGTCAGCAACGGTAAGCGTACCAGTAGTGGCAGTTACTCCTACGGCTGCGGTAAGCACCCCAGTGACACCTAGTGTGCCAGAGACTTCAGTTGCTGCGGATGTAAGATTTAGAGAGTCACCGTCCCAAGCAATCGTAGCGTCGCTGCCCGTTCCAAAGATAGCAGTTTCGTCGTCAGCGTAGTAGTTCCAGTCGTAACCCATAGCAGAACGAGCTAGTACTCGGGTATCCTCTGTAACATCTGACATTTTAAAAGTATGTTTAGCCATTATATTTTGTCCTCATTTGTGAAAGACATGCTAGTCACGTCATCTTGAACATTTCGATTTGTACGCCACATGGCTTGCTTTATAGATTTCTTTAAAGCTGTCGTTGCAGTAATGTCCGGTAGTGATGCTTCCATTAGATTCATCACTTCCCCAACCATTCTTTTAGTATGGATATCCAAACTCTGCAAAACGCCATCTGTGTATACATTTCTCATTATTCACCATTACATTACATTACATTAAACAATCATTCAATTTATAAGGTAGCCCCCTCTTGCGAGGGGGCTAACCTTTGTTTTAGTCCTAAGCAGACAAGTCTGTGATCTTAGCATGAACGTCGAAACGATATGCCCTGAACTCAGCCATTGTGTACAGCATACCCCTGACTACCAACGCATCTGCTGCGAAGTAATCACGGTTTTCGATGTACTGGGTAGGTTGAGCAATAGCAATTTCGAGGAAGTCCGTATCCAAAACGTACACGTTAGAACCTAGAGCGGCTCCAGCAGACGCTGCCTGACCGAGCGTAGCGTCGGCATCTGGCATAATTGGAATACCTGCATAAGTAGCAAGAACAAGACCAGTCTTAGTACCGGGGAAAGTCTTTTCGTTTCCGATACCAACCTGATATTCTTCTTGGCCCATGTACCGCTGCTGGGAGATCAAAAGTCGTTCCAGCTTGAAGTACTGATCATGTCCCATGACAATCAACTTAGGCTCTCCACCCTTGGTACGAATCTTCTGAATCGCAGTGTCCAAGAGGTTGAGCGAAAGGTCACGACTCACACCAGAGTTACCCTGCACCGAAGCGGCAGCAGCGAAGCCACCGTCATCACGGGGGGTTCCGGAAGACTCGTCGATGTCATAAACATCGTTGAATGTAGCAAGACCTGCAACACCATTAGTAGTGTCAGCACTTACGTTTACAATGTCGTCGATGGAGGTAAGTCCAGCACGACCCACAACTAGCAAGAGGTCAGCAATTGTGGTGGCACCGTTTGCAGGTGTAGCACCAATGGTTGTGAATGTGATGTCATTGCTAGAAATTGCCGAAATTACTCCTTCGTCGGTGCCGGGAGTACCAGCATCGTTAATAAGAAGCGAATCTCCGATACGTAGAAGCGATCCATCACGGACGTTAGCATCTGTAGCACCGGAACCTACAGCAAGGTTTCCGTGAGCCGTTGGCAAGAACAATTCTTGGTTTAGCTCCTTGATGTGGTCGATCTGAGCATTCTCATTCTCCAGAGCAAGCACGTCACCAACACCACCCTCAAGTTGTGCAGTGTACATTGCTTTGACTGAAGCACCGAGCATGGTCGTGATGATCTTAGGCAAGCTAGAGACCGTCTCGATGTTCGATACATCAATATCTGGTAGAGAAGCTAGTTCAGTCATCGGACGTGAACGCTGAGTTCCACGATCCGTTCGGACCCTCCAACCAACTTGATTGCCGAAAGTAGTTCGGGGCACAGCGTTGAAGAATCGTGTTTGGTTATTAAGTGCTTGCCACACTTTGCGACCGTAAGTGGTCGTAAAGATATTATCAGCAGCCGTTGTTGAGAAAACCGCATCGGCTGTGCCGGTGCTAGCAGCATTGAATGCCTTTGTTAGGTATTCAGGGCCAAGTACATTCTGGTTCAAACCTCGGTTTGCTTGTGACAAAAACTCTTGAATAGACACAGTAGCCATAGTTTAGAGTTCCTCCTAAAGTTCGACTTCGGTGATGGAACCATTACGGATGCCATCTTCGAGTCGTCGTAATTCTTTGTAAGTCAGCTTCGTAAAGTCAACTGACTGCTCTCCATTATTGCTCTTGGAGATAAAAGCTTCGGATGGGGAAATTTCAGGAGATAGTGCAACACGTTTTACCTGAGTTGAACCGGATTCCTTGATTCCCATCTTTGCCATTATGTTTTTTACATCAGTCCCCAAAGACTTGGTGATGGACTGATCAAAAGACTTTTCTTCATCCTGTGGGTACTCAGAAGACATTTCATCGTCTCCCTCTTCGTCGCTATCTCCCTTATACATAAGGCTGAGTTTGGCGAGGGCTTTTTCCATACTTCTAATCATAGCTCCTACGTCTTCTTCTTCGTCGTCTCCGTTTTCTTCGGCATCTTCAGCCATTTCGTCATCTCCATCTTCGTCATCGTCATCTTCAGCCTGAATCGACGCACCGGCAGTCTCAGTCTTGTTATCGAACGAAGTGGTTTCTGATGCGTCCCCTGCGGACTTGTCATTATCAGTGGAAGCAGTCCCACCAACAGATTTAGGATCAATCTTTAGGTCCAGATCGTAGTCTGCACCTTCCTTAACGATTTCTGCAATAACATCTTTGATAAG